GGATGAACTGCTTGGCGTTGTCAGATGTGGTTCTGGCCGCGGTGATCTGCACCTGCAGCTTTTCGCATTTCCCCCTCAGCGTTTCCTGTTCTTCTTCATACTTCGTGAGCATTATGGAAAACCGCTCCGCGCTCAGGCCACCGCTCACCTTGTCCTCATAAAGCTGGTTGATGATCTGGTCGATTTCCTCGATGCGCCTCTTCGCCTCTCCATACTCCCTTTCCCCCTGCCTGAGCGCATCCTCACCCTGCTGCCGCGTTTTCTTCTCCACCATCTTTACGAAATCATCCTCATGCTCACGGGCGAAAGCGCAGTCCTTCCTCAACTGCGCGAGCACTGCCGGTTCCAACTCATCCCTGCGGATGTAGTGCGAGGTACATTTCTTGTAGTGCATGTAGTACCCGCACATATAGGTTCCGGTTGTCGTGAGCCGTGCTGGATGGCTGAAATAAAGCTTGCTGCCGCAGTCTGGGCAGTAGAGAAATCCGTTCAGCGGACCCTTGTCCCAGTTGTGTTCTTTCCTCCGCCTGCCGCTTTCCCGCATCTTATGGACAGTCTGCCAGATTTCTTCATCGATAATCGCGTCCTGCGTATTTTTCGTGATGATCCAGTCGGATTCATCATTCAGCACGCTCTTATGGGTTTTGTAGGAAATTGACTTTCTTCTGTAGCTGACTGTGTGCCCGCAGTACTCCTGCCGGTCAAGGATGTTCAGGATCGTGCCGGGGTGCCACATCGCTTTTGTCTCAAAAGTGACCGCTTTACCCTTTGTGTACTGATTCCGCTTTGCGAGGTAATCCCCAGGCGCATCATATCCTCGCTTTTCCATTTCCGCTGAGATTTGCGCGGCGTTTTTTCCATCCCGATAAAGCTGGAATATTTCACGGATGATGGCCGCAGGTTCTTCATCAATCACCCACTGCTTGGAATTCGTTTCCGACTTTTTGTAGCCGTAAGGCGGGTTCCCGGTCAGGTGTTCACCGGACTTGGCCCGTGACTGCATACTTGCCTTGATCTTCTTGGAAATGTCGCGGCAGTACCATTCGTTGATGATGTTCCTGAAAGGCGTAAAATCATCGGAAACGCCGCTGGCACTGTCCACACCGTCGTTAATGGCGATGAAGCGGATTCCTGCCTCTGGGAACTTGACTTCGGTGTACAGGCCAACATGCAAATAGTCCCTGCCGAAGCGGCTCATGTCTTTGCAGATGATCGTTCCGATCAATCCGTCATCCACATCGGACATCATGGCCTCAAAGCCTGGGCGGGAGAAATTCGCGCCGCTCCATCCGTCGTCGACGTAGAATTTCGTGTTGGGAAAACCGTGGTCGGCAGCGTACCGGCTCAGGATGGTTTTCTGATTCCCGATGCTGTTCGATTCGGCATCCCCGCCGTCATCCCTTGACAGGCGGCAGTAGAGCGCCGTGATCTTATCGGGGGTTGGATTAAGTTTTGGCATTTTCACTCCTCCTTGAATCGATTGTCCAGTGCTATCTATGGCTCTAAACGGCACACATAGCAAGTCATGAAGCCTGAACAAATTGATAACTTCCGGACTGCTTTGCAGCATCGTCAAGGATGAGTTTCTCCAGCTTTTTTACCAGCGTTTCGGATGCACTTTCGCTGTGCGCAGTCGTTATGATGAACACGGTATTCCCGAATTTCATACCTTTCTTGGCCATGTGGGCGTCGTCGGCGTTGTTATTAACCTCGACAGGAACATTGTTTCGAGAACAGAAACTACGCACCGTATTACGGGAAAGCGAAAGCTGCTCCGCAATCGTTCCATATCCCAAACCGGATGCACGCAGGGTTCGTATCTCCGCTTTCTGGGTGTCTGTGAGTCTCTTCAAAATATCATTACCTCCAAAAATTGAAATTGCCTGGCATGTAATGACACCCTGAGAAAACAGGAGCATACGAACACAGGCGGGATCATGAATCAGGTTTCATAGCGTTGTCCCTTCTTTGTCTTTGTTTGTCATTTTCATTCATTCCGAAGCCTGAATATCAGGCTGCACACAGGAATTTTCCCATGCACAGCCCTACAGTTATTTCATTTTCCGCATGGCAATTACGCCGTCGACCATTTTGTTGAATGAGTTCATATGAACATACCGCGCCCAGCTCTTCGGAAGAAGGGACAGCTTCTGTTCATCCGTAAGCCAGTTAAATTCATTCAGTATGCTGTAATGGTCGCAGCGTTTGATATGGTCCTGGTAGCGAACCAGTTCTTCATAGGTCGGCTCAAGATAGACCATCTTATAGATCGGGCATTTTTCCTCGATCAGCTTTGCGATAATCTCTTCATGAGGAACTTCCCGGACAATTCGGATCGTCCTGGCGTTCATATCCGCATAAGAGCCATACCGCTGTATCTGGGTGACCGGCTCTATCTCTACAATCCGCTTACCGTATCTGATGGCGTCAGTCATCTTCTTGGCAAAGTGAAGCCAGTGCCAGGAGTCATCGGTGTCGGCTGTGAATTCCTTTCCGACCGCATACTGGAATCCGTTTCTCCCCTGGAGATTTTCATCCAGACCTTTGTAATAAAGCTTCATAGCTTTTTTTCCTCCAAATATTAGTGATCCTGCCCACAGGAGAGAAGCCCCTCTCCCATGAGCAGAGCAGATTATGAGTTATCAGCCCTGAGCCGCAGTGCCCTTCATCTTGAGCACCTGCACAGCCTCGGGCAGGATCAGCTTACCGTCGACGCGCTCCTTGGCAACGAAGGCCACCTGGCCCACGCCGGCGTACAGCTCGTGCAGAGCCGCAAAGGAGCGAGCGCCGCGGTCGCCGATGTTGTAGTAGGACAGATCACCGAAAGCCACAACAGGCTGACCGGCGGCAACAGCAGGTACAAACTGGCTGGTGTACACAGGGTATCCCAGCAGACGATCCGGCTCGCCGGCAGTCAGGGCAGGCTGCCACAGATAGCCGTTGTCATCCTTCAGCTTTCGGATAGCAGCAAGGGTGGAATCGGAAGTGATGAAGGCGGCATTGGTGCGGTAAGGCCGCTTCAGCTTATACACCAGGTCGATTACCTCATCGGCAGTGATGGCGTTACCAGTAGTGGTCACGCCGATCTGACCGCCCTTGGTGGCGTGGAGCAGGCCGGTAGGCTTGGAGACCCCGTCGCCGACCAGGAAAGCTTCCTCCTCCGCGTTGGCGATGGCACGGCCGAAGGCGTTGATCAGATAGGACTCCAGATCATAGGCGTTATCGGCCAGCAGTTCCTCGGAAACCTTCACAGCCACGGAGAGCTTGTAGGCATCCAGGATGACCTGATCAAAGGTGGCGTCGCCAAAGATCAGCTCGCCGTTTTCTTCCACCCAGCTGGCGGCGGGCTTGGAGGCGGCGACATTGATCTTGCGCTCACCGGAGGTCTGGATCACAGTCGCAAGACTGCGGATCACATTCTCATGCTCCAAAGCTTCGATCAGACGGGAGTCATACTCAGTGGGCACGAGGTAGCCGCCCGCGCTGTCAGTGCCCTCCATCAGGACGTTAGAAACCTGACGGAAGTTGCTGCGAAGGGCGGTCAGCATGGCGCTCTTATAAGCGTCAGAAGCGCGCCCGGTCTTCACATCGTTACCGATGCCGGGACGGGTGGTCAGCGGAGAAGCAACCGGGCGGGCCAGTTCAGCATCCATAGCCTCACGGCGTTCCATGCGTTCGATCTCCTTGCCCAGATTCACCACATCGGCCTCCATACGCTCATAGGTGGCGTTATCCTCAGCGGACAGGGTGCCGTTCTCGGAGCGGTGCTCGTCCAGAAAGGCCTTGGCCTGCTCCCAGGCGTGGTTACGATTCTCACGGAGTTCATTAACAGTGAAATTCTTCATAAGGATTTACCTCGACTTTCTTCCAGGAGTGTGCCTGGAACACATGAATTATCCGGCTGTGCCGGAGTTGAAAAATGCTCCCATAAAGGGAGCGGAAAGAGGCGCCGGTCATGGAAAGATCCTAAAAACCATAACAGGCAGTATATAAAGAACAGCAGCGGGAGGGGCTTCTCCCACTGCTGCACTTTATCTGAGTTGATTGAGCCGATCATAGAGCGGCTTTATGGGAATACCCTGCTTCTCGCTGATCCTGTTCACCAGAGCCTTATCCACGGCTTTCTGAGAGAACAGGACGCCTGATGTGTTGGTTGCGGGGGAAAACTCCTTCTCCAAAACACCGTCTGCGAACCCGAGTTCTATCGCTTTATGGCAGTCCATCCAGGTTTCGTTTTCCATCATCTTCGACAGGGTTTTCCGGTCGAGTCCAGTTTTGATCTCATAGGCGTTGATAATGGACTCCTTGACGGATTCCAGAAGATCGATTGCCTTCTCCATCTCGTTATGGTCGCCCATGGCGATGGTCGCGGGATTATGGCACATCATAAGCGCCGTGGGAGCCATCAGCACCGTAGTACCGGCCATGGCGATCACGGAGGCGGCAGAGGCGGCCACACCGTCGATTTTAACGGTGACGGGGCCAGCGTAGTCCATCAGCATAGAGTAGATTTTACTCGCCGCCACACAGTCCCCGCCGGGGCTGGAAAGCCAGATCGTCACGGGGCCGCTTCCGGCGGTCAGCTCCTTTCGGAACATCTCGGGCGTTACATCATCGTCCATCCAGCTTTCCTCTGCGATGGTTCCGT